GAGGATGAAACGCATGAAAAGCAGATTGCAAAAGAAGCACCAGAGGCTGTTGGCGGAAAATAAGCTGCTAAAGGGGCAGCTGGGCGAGGAACTAAAAGCGGAATTAGGCGGAAAGCCTTATCTTTCCCAGCAGGAATTAGGGGAGTTAAAACGGGAGATCACCGGATACCGGCGTGAATGGAAGGGCGACCAGGTACGGCTGAATCAATACGGCTTGAAGCTGTTGGAACAGGAAAAGACACTGACAGAGACGCAGGAGGAGGTACAACGGTTACGGTCAGATATCCTGATCATGTTGGGTGCAGCGGCGCTCCTGCTGTTTTGTCAGATCGTGATGATGTTATTTTAGGAAGGGGCGATAGACATGGCAGATCGGAAAAAGCGGTTGAAAGTGATCTGGGGCATGGCCAGGGAGCTGGGGATGGAGAAGGAGGATGTGTATACGCTGTTGTATCAACAGAGTGGTAAGGAGCACATGAGCGACTGCAGTGAGGCAGAATTATCCCGCACGGTGCAGGCTATGATCCTCTTGAAAGAGCGGCGCACCAACCGCCCCGGCATGATCACAGGCAGGCAGCGGTATAAGATCAGGGAGCTGGAGCGGAGCCTGGGCTGGACGGAAAACCAAAAGCGGCTCAGAGCCTTTATCAAAAAATATTACCACGTGGATAACATGGACTGGCTCACCGAGGAGGCCGCCAGCAACCTGATCGAAGCGCTGAAAAAGATGGTAAAACGGACGGGGACGGGAGAAGCAGAAGCGGTGGTGCCATGAAGGGCGTAACACTGGAGGACTTAAAAGGGGATATGCACGATCTGGCGTCGGCCATCGGCGTGGAGGAAACGCTGGAGCTGTGCAGCCTCTTTGCCGGGGATAATCTATACATCCCGCTGGCGGAGCGGGAGGAAAGCGGAGATATTAAGGAACTAAAGGAAATTTTAGGGCCGGAAAGCTATGAACGGCTGCAAATGAGTTTCGGCGGCACCACCCTCTACTTTCCGACGAGGTCGACCGTTTTGCGGGAATACATCACAAAGCGGGTACAGGAGGAATACGACGGCACCAACCGAAGGCGGTTGATGCGGCAGTACAATTTGACAAAGAATAGCTTTTACCGTATGATAGAAGGGACAGAGAAAGCGGTGCTTGTGGATGACAAGCAGCTGACCATCTTTGATCTCTGGGACAGAAAAACGGAATAAAACCGTCTTTCCCATTGGGATTAACACTATTGAAAAATACCTGATAAAATAGGGACTGTAAGCAGCAGATCGTTGCTTATGGTCCTTATTTTTTTATGTGGGGAAGTGAAGGGTATGGAGATCAAAGCTGTATGGAAAGCGATTAAGGTGACAGTGGGCAAAGAGCGGCAGGTAACAGAGGCTTTGGCGGAGCTGGGGATTGAGAGCTATCTGCCCATGGTGACCATCGCCGAACGGCGGCGCGGCGAATGGGAAGAACGGCAGCGTGCTTTATTGGAGGGCTATCTCTTGATCCATGTCAACTGGACGGCGGAGTTATACTATACGCTCAAAAATATGTGGTATGTACAGTATCCGCTGGCTGGGAGCGTAGAAGAAGCAGAGATCCTGTATTTGAAACAATACGAGGCCCTGGCCTGTCAGTCTGTGATCGACTACACCGGCGAGTGGGTGACCTACCGGGGTCCTGTCGCCAGCGCACCGGAGCGGATCGTCAAGGTGGACAAAAGAAAAGGCAGAGCATTGGTCAGATTTGAACTGGGGCCGGATAACATCATGAAGCGATGGCTGCCGGTCAAGATCATCCGGTAAAAGTACATAAGTAGGCCATCATCCTGTTGCGGCGGAGATGGCTGAGGATGGAACATAACGAACAAGCAGCACCGAAGGGAGGGGCAGTATGGGCATGGAATTTACAGACCTGTACAACGTGCTGATGACTGTGGCAATCGGCATCATTACATGGTGCCTGAAAGAGTTGTATGCTAAAAATGAAAAGCGGCAGCTGGAGAACAAGACGGCCATCGAGGCGTTGGAGGAAAAGACGAATAAAAACCAGAAAGAGCTATACCGGGAGTTTGTGACCAAGGAAGATCACTATCGGGATATCAACACGCTGGAACAGAAGATAGACAATATCAAAGACATCCTGATGGAGATGAAAAATGATATCGGGGAGTTAGTTGGCAGAACAGGAAAAGAGGGATCATAGGATGTTAGAACTGGAAGCACAGCGCAATAAGAAGATACGGGGTTGGATCGTGCGGATCTTGCAGAGAGCTTATCCGGCAGGCTTAGAGCCGGAGACGCTCAGAAAGCAGCTGAACGATCTGGGTTATCAGGTGACCGCCAGAGATACCATGGCAGCTCTGGCGTATCTGAAAGAAGATGGATTTGCGGAGAATCCACAGTTTGGCGCGATGATGGAATTAGAGAATGAATTTTTTAAGCTGACCACCAAGGGGATCGATCTGGCAGAGGGCAGTGTGCAGGATGTGGGAGTTGATCTGTAATGGCAGACAGACGCAGCCACAGCAAGGTGGACCAACTACCGCAGGAATTGAGAGAGGCCATCAATGACGCCATCGTCAACAAAAAGATGACCTATAAGGACATCACGAGGCTTATCAATGAACAGGGCCACGCTATCAGCCAAAAATCGGTAGAGCGGTACGGCAAGAATTTTCTGACAAAGCTTGACCGGATCAGCACGGCGAGAGAGCAAGCTAAGGCAATTATAGAAACCAGCGCGGACAGTAAGCTGGATATGGCGGAGGCTACCTCCACCGTGGCCTTTAATCTCCTAATGGATATGATCACGAACGCAATGTCCGAGGGAAAAGAGCTGGATAAGCTCACCTTGGAGGCGATGCGCACACTGGCCACATTGGAACGCTCCGCCGTGAGCCGGGAAAAGCTGCGCTTTGAATTTGATAAGGGCGTTAAAAAGGCGATCATGACAGTGAAAGCGGAGCTATCGGAAGAGTTGAAACAACACCCGGATGTGATGGAGCGCATCGGAGAAATTTTGAATCAAGTAGAGCTGGAACTAAAGCAGCAGCCATAAAAAAGCAGGAGCGGTTTAAATTCGTTTTCCGGCTTTTTTCTTTTCTGAGGAAAAAGGGGCTGCGAAAAAATCCTGCAAGGCTTACAGGCAAAATTAAAGGCCAATGCAAGGCAGATACAGCCAGAAGAAAGGAGCGGTGAGATTGCCGGAGTTAAATTTATTGAAAGAGCTGTCTGGGCTCCGGGAAGTATCACCGGAGGAGAGAAGCCGGAAGGAACGGCTGGAACGAGGCAGAGAGAGCTTCTGGGAGTATTGTCTTTTGCGCGACCCGAAGTTTTTTCGGCGGGAGCGGAGCTACCAGAAGCAGATTTGCGATACCATGCAAGCGCTGTATGAAAAGCGGCTCAGAAAGCCAGGAGACCGGAAGGCGCGGGATATCTTGGTGTTAAACCTGCCGCCCGGCGCTGGGAAAAGCTATATCGCCAGCATGTTCACCACCTGGGCCTTTGGCCAGGATGTAAAGAATGCGGTGATCACCGTCTCCTACAATGAGACACTGGCCACCCGGTTTTCAAAGACTGTGCGGGACGCTGTTGAAGATCAGGAGATCCCCGGCGATCCGGATTATTATGTTGTAAACAGCTTTTTTCCCGCTTTAAAAATCAAACGGGGCGATGGGGCCATGAACATCTGGAGCTTAGAGGGCAGCTATATGTCTTATCTGGCCACCGGTTTTGACGGCTCTATCACCGGGATGCGGGGCAATATCGGTATCATCGACGACCCCATCAAAAACGCCGAGGAGGCGGTCAACGAGCGGGTCAAGGAAAAACACTGGGACTTTTACAAAAACACCTTTACTAGCCGGATGCTGGATGGTGCGGTGCAGATCATTATCCAAACGCGCTGGGCCACCGACGATCTGGCCGGGATGGTGCTTGCAACCTTCCCAGAGCGCTGCTATGAGTTAAAAATACAGGCGCTGGATGAAGCTGGCCGTAGCTGGTGTGAGAGCCTGTACAGTACAGAGACGCTGCTTTTGAAAAAGGCGACGCTGGATGGCGATATCTGGGATGCTAACTATATGCAGGAGCCCATCGACAAAAAAGGCGGGCTCTATGCCGCAGGTTTCAAGACCTACGATGTGGCAGATCCGGATCGCTTTGAGCGCACGATCAGCTACACTGATACTGCCGACACCGGCGCGGATTATCTGTGCAGCATCGCGGCGGGGGTGATTGACCGCTACGCCTATGTGCTGGATATTTACTACACTGATGAGGCGATGGAGATAACGGAGCCGGAAACGGCGAGGAGGCTGGATCTATGCGGTGTGCGGGAGGCGCTCATCGAGAGCAACAACGGCGGCAGAGGCTTTGCAAGAAACGTGAAAGCCCATTTAAAGCACATGGGAAACCGGCGCTGCAATGTGACCTGGTTTAGTCAGAGCAAAAATAAAAAGACCAGGATCTTAGTGAATGCCTCCAATGTGATGGAACAGGTCATCATGCCGGAGGATTGGGAGCGGCGTTGGCCGGAATTTGCAAAAACGATAAAAAAATATCAGCGCAAGGGCAAAAACGACCACGACGACGGGCCGGATGTACTGACCGGCCTGGTGGAAGTAGTCAACGGCGAAGTGAAGGGCAGACAGAAGATCAGGACCGGCAGCAAACGCCGCTTTGGTCTGTAGGAGGTGAGAATTTGCTGAAGTTAGAAACCTTTGAACCGACAGCCTACAATGTAAGCCGAGTGGTGGATCGGTTTAAGAGTAAGGAATTGCCGAGGCTAGAGCGACTGTATGCGTATTATGACAATGAACACGCGATAGAGCAGCGCGTCATGGACAGCAATAAGCCCAACAATAAGCTGGCCCATGATTACTGCCGGTATATCACGGACACCACCAGCGGCTACTTTATGGGCATCAACGTCAAGACGGCGTCGGAAAACGAGGAGTATTTGCAAATTTATCAAGACTTGTGCAGGGACAACTTTGACGGCGATGAGAACTTTGAGCTGGCCAAAAAGAGCAGTATTTTCGGCTATGCGGTGGAAATTATCTATCAAAACGAGGCTGGCCAGAGCCGGTACAAACGGATCGACCCCAGGGAAATGATCCTGATTTTTGGTACACGGCTGGAGGATTATCTGCTGGCCGCTATCCGTTTTTATGTGGTGGAAGATCTGGATGAAAACAAAACAGAATATGCAGATGTGTATTTGCAAAGTGCAATCGTCCACATGATCCGCAAGCCGGGCCGGCTCAGCTTCGAGACGCTGGGAGAGGAGCCGCACTATTATGGCGAGGTGCCGGTGATCGTCTACTCCAACAACGAGGAGCTGCGCGGCGACTTTGAAAACGTGCTGGAGCTGGTGGACGGGTACGATAAAAGCCAATCCGATTCGGCCAACGACTTTGAATATTTTACGGACGCCTATCTGGTGTTTAGTGGCTACAGCGGCCTGGAAGATGAAGATTCGGACGATCCTGCCGTGCAGGCCAACGCCTATAAGAATATGCGGCGGAACCGGGTCATCTATTTGGACGAGAAGGGCAAAGCAGAATTTTTAACAAAAGACATCAA